AACAAACATTCCTGATTATTCTACTCGTAAAACTGCTCCAACATCTGATAGTATCGGTAATGGAATAAGAAAAAACATAAATACATATACTGGAGATCAGATAATTGGTATCAGTGCTATGCATAAATCAAATCTGGTTCCAGTATCGAATAAAAAGAATGCGATTGATATGGCAAAGATGAGGAGATAATGTTTACGATAGAACACGACCATGATGAGACTGTAACGACTGTCTTAGACAATGATGGAAAACATGAAGATCTTCAATTGATTATAGGTGATAAATCCGTATATATAAGACAGTATAATCACGGAAAAAAGACTTATGATTTAATTGAGATATCACCACTCATGTTTCAAGAATTATTAAAGTCTATGGAATATCCAGAAGGCTCTTACTTGACCACTGCGAGATTTCAACCAGACAGGACAACACCGAATGGAACAAAAATTTATTGACGTCTTAGAAAAAGGCGAACTGAAAATGTGGTTGGACATTTCCACCTACTGCAATGCAGGCTGTCCAGCTTGTCATCGTACTGACAGAATCAGTGGTGGCTTACACCATGAGAAATGGCTTCCTATGGTGCAATGGTCTATTGATCAAATTAAGAATGCATATCCGATAAGTTTTTTGAAACAAATTAGTTCATGGGAAATTTGTGGTACTTTTGGTGATCCAGCAATGAATAAGGATTTGTATGAGATCTGTGAATACATATCTACGAATTCAGATACAAAAATAAACATTGATACAAATGGTAGTATTCGATCCACGAGTTGGTGGGCTAAATTAGGAAAACTTCCGAGAGTTGAAGTTGACTTTGCAGTTGAAGGTACGACTCCTGAAATGCAAAACTATTATAGAAGAAAAACTGACCTATACAAGATTCTTGCTAATATGCAAGCTTTCACAGAAGCCGGTGGGAAAGCAAACGTTTTTTGTGTTATCCATAAACACAATCAAAATCATTTATTTGAAATAGAAGCATTGTGCAAAGAGTATGGTGCAACTCATTTCGATTGGGTTGAATCAAATAGATTCTATCACGGTCCTAGAGTTCATTTTATAGATGAAAAAAATCAAGTAGATTACTTAGAACAATCTGATGGAAATTATAAAAGCCCAAAAGAGATAGGAAATAAAGGTTTAATAGTGGACCATAAATCTAGAGTTGAGTTTCAAAAGATAGCTAGAAAAGTATTAAACGCAAAAAATAACGAAACATGGCAATTTTGAAGGGAAAGTAAATGAGTAAGATAGTATGCAGATGGTTGGAAAAAAAGAAATTAGTTGTTAATCCTGATGGCCAAGTGCACCCTTGTTGTTATTTCGGTAATTATCATTATATACAAATGCATCAAAATACAGATAATTTTAAAAAATTCCGGGAAAAACATTCTACGGATTTATTTACAGATTACCACAATAATAAAGATGACTTAAATATTCATAAAAAATCTATGAAAGAAATATTAAGTCATGATTGGTTTTCTAAAAAGCTTCCTGATTCTTGGAAAGATCAAGACACACGCCATGAGATTTGTATAAGGTTTTGTCAGACTGATAGAGATAGATGGGAAGATGATGAATAGAGTTGTATTTACAGTTTATATAGATCCTGATGAAATATACAATGGTGATGCCGATTTTAAGTCAACACTGTTAGCAAAAAATTTCAATGCTTTAACACACAGGCAAGAAGAATATGCTAAAAAGTGTGAAGCTGATTACAAAATTTATAAAATAGATGATTCATATAGAATATTTCTTGATTATCTAGATGATCTAGATGTTTTTGAAACACAATATCAATGCATTCAACATTACAAACATTACATGATGAAACAATTATCTGAATCGTATGATGAAGTGTTATATCTAGATCTAGATGTTTTTATCGATACTGATGAGAATATATTTGAAAAGTTTGATCTTTCAAATGGAATTGGAATTTACGGATACTTAGATGATAAACCAGAAGACCAAGAAAATATTAAAGAGGGTTGGGTGTCATATATTCCAGCAACCACAAGTGTTTCTGTAAAAACCGCTGCAATGATATCTCTTTGTACTAATGCGAACATTACATTTCCAAACTATGTGTTTAACACTGCTGTAATGCTTGTCAATAAAGAACACTGCAAGAAGATTAATTATTTTAATGAATTAGAACACATAAAAGAAACTATTAATGAGCTGAAAAAGAACGATACATGGTGGGCTGATTATATTAGACATTACTTTTCTATTAACAATGAGACCTCATTATCGTATCTTGTTCATAAGAATAAAGTTAAATGGCAATCTATAGGAGAAGAATGGCATTATCCTTATAACTCACGTAATCGTAATGAAAAGATTCCTGAAAATGCTAAATTTATTCATGTTATCAATAAAGATTTCATTAAAGTATTTACAAATGCTAAGTACTGGGAATGGTGTTACCTGTAACATTTTTGTCACACTTTCTTAAAAAATTAAAAAAAAGTGCATTTTTATGAAAATAACTGTGTACATTTACCTGTTTTTGGTGTAGATTAATATTATAAGGTAAATAAATTAAGGAAGATAAATGAAAGATATTTTTGATTATAAGAACGTGATAGACATCCTAATCGGTATGTCTTCTGAGCAGAAGGAAACTCTAGCTGAAAAGCTAGTAGAAAGATTTCCTTCAACTAGTTATGATTTTGCAGCTGAACTAATGATCAAGTTGCAGGACAAAGAAGCTGAAGAAGGAGTACTATAATGATAGCTATGACAAATACAAAAGGTTTAACATATGCAGCAATCATGCTGAAAGTTAAAGATCTTCAGGAATTGATAACCACTTACAATGCAATTATGGCTGGTCAACTTAACATTGATGAAGATTTGATTGCAAATAAAATATTAAAAATGGCTAATGAGTTAGGAATCGATCATGACGAACTTGCCGATCTTTCAACCGCAAACTTTGGAGTTAAGTAATGAGAGAGATGACAAATTTAGAATTCATGTTTAGAGAAGAACCAGCAAAACTAGCAGCTGAATTAATATCACTTCTTAATGAAAGAGATCAAGTTGATTTTGTTGAGAGATTAGTTGAAGGTGTTCCAAATAAAGCAAAAGAAATTGCTAAGATGATAAACATCGAAATACGTAATCAAACACCGATGTTTATGGATTAATAATGAGTGTATATCCAAACATAGAAACGGTACACCCAAATAGATTGGTATCATATTATTGTATGTCAAACTATTTGTACTATGAAAAAGAAAAGAATGTTCTTACTGATGGTGATTATGATGGCCTTTGTAAAAGAATACTAAAAGAATGGTCAAACATAAACCATCAACATAAGGATAAACTATCAAAAGAAGCTCTTGAAGCTGGTACTGGTTTCAGAATGAGTTATACAAATTTAATTATGGATGCAGCTAACCATTGGCTGAAAATGTGGGAGAAAGAAAATGGCTAAGAGAAAAAAGAATAAAGTATTTTCAAGACGTGCAAGGACTGGTATTGCAGCTGCACCAACAAAATCATTTCATTGGTTTGCTGATTATATCAGAATGGAAGTTGATAAGAAAGAAATAGTTCAAACTATCAAAGGACATTTTAAAGCTAACTCAACTAAAGCTGAATACAAGATAATCCAGAATGCACCAGAATGGGCCTTCTCAACAAAGACATATTTAGCTGCCATGATCGCTTGGAAAGCTCTAGGATATGACTATGCAGCAGGTGGTGATGAAGCTGCTAACTATGAAAGAACCAAAGAAGAATTTATTAAACTTGGAAAAAAGAGAATTGAAGAAAAGAAAAATGAAGCAAAAGATACCAAACCAAAGAAGACAATTCAAGAAATTGTCGCCGAAAGAACTGAGCAGTTTATTGGTGAAATCGAAGAAGTTCTTGACGGATATCATGAAAAAGGACACGAAGAGTCAATGAACTATTCCTTGTATAAGGAACTTAGTTTACGAGTTGCTCCTAACAATATGGCTAAGGCTGTATTTGATTATTACTCACCGATCAGAGATGAGATAAAAGAATTAGTTAACGATAAGCCAGAGGATCTTGTTGAAGCATATTCTTTTATGAATCTTAGTCAACGAAAAAAGTACCTTGAATTTCTTGAATATATAGTATCAGACGTAGAAAAATACATGGCGTCTAAAAAAGCTGTCAGAAAGGTGAGAATAGCCAAGCCAAAGAGTGCACTAAAACAGATTGCAAAAATTCAATACTTGAAAGAGTCTATGGAAGACAAACTTACTTCAATCAATCCTGCTGCGATTGTTGGAGCTCAAAGACTCTACACATATAATATTAAATACAAAAGACTAACTGAGTTAGTCAGTAACGGAAAAGGATTTGAAATCAGTGGATCTACAATTAAAAATATTGATAACGATCTCAGTCGCTCTATTGCCTTACGTAAGCCTGTGGATATATTACCTATGGTACTCAAAAAGACCCCTCCCCAAATCAGGGCGATATGGAATGAGCTCACCACTAAAACAGCGAGCGCTAATGGTCGAATAAACAAAGATACAATCTTATTAAGGGCAATGGATAGATGAGTAAAAAAGAACCAGAATTCATGAATAGATCTAAGTTTACAAAGCTTATTGAAACTCAGGTCTTAGAAAAGAAACTTGGCTATATAGATGCTATAGTCGAAGTGTGTGAGATAACAAATATAGATCCAGAGGATGTGAAAAAATTTATCTCACCAGTAGTCAAAGAGAAGCTCGAAGCAGAGGCAATGAAATTAAACTATTTGCCAAAACAAAATGAGCTTGTTTTTGAATAAATATATGTACATACGAGTGAAAATAGTATATAATTATAATATAACAATACAGCAATATTACAGTTAATAAGGAGAAATATATGTCTTTTGCTAATTTAAAAAGGAACAGAAGTTCCATCGATAATCTCGTCAAAGCTGCTGAAGCAGTAGGCGGTTCCCAAAACAATAAATCTTTTGCAGATGATCGTATCTGGAAACCAACAGTTGATAAATCAAACAATGGTTATGCAGTAATACGTTTCCTTCCTGCCAATGAAGGTTCTGAACTTCCTTGGAATCGATATTGGGATCATGGTTTCAAAGGACCAACAGGTAGATGGTATATCGAAAAGTCTTTAACATCCATTGGTCAAAACGATCCAGTTGGTGAATTGAATTCCAAACTATGGAATACTGGTCTTGAGTCTGATAAAGCAAAAGCTCGAACTCAGAAAAGAAGACTACATTATGTATCAAACATATTAGTAGTCAACGATCCTGGAAATCCAAGTAATGATGGTAAAGTATTCATATATCAATATGGTAAAAAAATATTTGATAAAATTATGGATGCCATGCAGCCAGAGTTTGAAGACGAAGCCGCAGTAAATCCATTTGATTTTTGGGAAGGTGCTAACTTTAAACTTAAAATCAGAGATGTAGAAGGTTATCGTAACTACGATAAATCAGAGTTTGATAGACAAACACCTCTATCAGAAGATGATACTTATCTTGAAGAAGTGTATAATAAAATGCACAAGCTTGAAGAGTTTACTGATCCTAAGTCTTATAAAACATATAGTGAGCTTAAAGCAAAACTCATTAGTGTTTTAGGTGAAGAAGCAGTTGGTGGTGCACCATCTATGAATGATGAAGTGAAACTAGGTAATAGTTCACCTGCTCCAACTATGAAGACTGAAGAAATATTGGAAGATGAGATACCTGATTTCAATGAAACAGCAGAAGATACTTCATCTAAAAAGAAAGATGAAGATGACACAATGTCATATTTTGCTAACCTAGTTAATGATGATTAAATAGGAACGACCTTATTAGTATCGACCGTGCTTAATGGCATTTTGTTAAGCACGGTCGTACTGTTTGAAGTAGAGTTCTTTACAGAATTATCAGATATTGGCATCACCATAGATCCTATACCTTTATCATTACTTAAATTTAAATTTTCAAGTTGTTGTTCTAATAAATCATTTATATTCGAGCCTGGAGTAACATTTAATTCTATCACTGGGATCTGATTATCTCTTTTCATTACAGCTTCATAAATACCACCAGAAAAAGAGTTCACCATTGGTTCAAGTGCCATCATATTCTTTACAGACTCTGAAACTGACATAGGCTCTAAATCTAACATCTTCTTTTTAGTCTCATCTATTTGTTTTTGTTGTTGACTACTTAATAAATCTGGAGGAGGTATGAATTCACCCATTTGTAAAAAGTCCATCTCTTCACCGCCTGTGAAATTATCTAGATATTCTTTTTCTCTTTTTGCTTTCGCATTTGGAAAGATAAATGATGTAAGAAGTTCGTCAATACTGTTATTTTTTAAAACTCTTTCTCTAAATGCTTCACTTGTACCAGGATCTTTAGCTCTAAAGTTTAACCCAAAAATTTCTTCAGGAATCAAAGTATCTAATATTTGATTTGTTCCTTCGACTGCCATGTCTACCAATCCAAGTCCGCCTTCAACTGCATTCGCAACTATTCTTTCACTTGCCATATAACCTTTATCTTCCATAGGTTTATCAAGAATCCCGGTGAGGATAGGAGCTATGCCAGTCAATATTCCACCAGCTTTTGCAAAT